ATGAGTCCAACCAAATGCCTGAGCATATCTCTGGCACTATTGGTGATGCTGCAAGCCCTAACAACATCCTAACGGTTGTTTCTGTTAACGACCCTACAGGCGCAAACGTTACTGAAATTACCTGTACCGAGCCAACATCAGGAACTGACCCTGACGCAATCGTCATAGGCGACATGTTCCAGTTCGTAGACAGTGCAAGCTATGCTCGTTTAAGATTCTTAAAGTTCATAGGCCACAAGCCTTCTGCTCAGAAAGTACAAATGGTCTCTACTGCTAACCGCGGAACTACTGCGGGCACTGTAGTTATTAAAATTCGCACCACTAACGAAGTCGGTTTATGCTGGCAAGCAGGTAATGCGAACCAAAACTTAAACGCCGCAATTGCTGCGGGCATGCAGATTCAAGTAATGCCTTCGCACAAAGCAGGTGGCTTAATGTCTGGCAACCCTTTATATCTTGCTATGCCACGCCGTGCGCAAATGACTCCTTATCCTTCTGTATCAGAAACCGATAAAGACACTGGCGCATCAATTCAGCATTACTGGGGTGTATTGTTCGGCCAAAACAACATGAGCTATGTAAGGACTGCTTTATGGGGCTCTACAATGGTTCCTGAAAACTCCATGAGAATGTTGTTCCCACTATACTAATCGCATTAATTGATAAGGCGGCTTTGTGCCGCCAAGTCACATAGGAGATGAATAATGTTAAACGTAAATCCTTTATCAAATTATCGCTTTAAGTATGTGGACGGCCTTGAGCTAACCATTCTTGGCGATGAAACGTTAAGTATTGCCGCGGGCCAATGTCGTGATTCTGATGATACCTTTCAAATCGTATCGGATGACGCAATAACAGTATCTAATACTTTTGCCGGTGTTAATGGCTTAGACCAAGGTACGGTAGCTGCAAGCACTTTATATGCGGTTTATTTAATTGGCGATTTAGTAGGTGCAAACTTACCTGCTGGCTTGCTTTCTTTAAGCTCAACATCGCCTTTAATGCCTTACGGTTATAATGCGGCTCGTCTATTGGGCTGGGTTCGTACTGACGGCACAAGCGACTTTCTTGCGGGCAAGTTTTACGGCCATAGCGGTGAGCGCGTGTTTATGTATGACGCGCCATTGGCCACGCCAATTACTTCGGGTGCTGCAACCACTTACACGGCCGTTGATTTAGTCGGACTAGTTCCCAATGAAGACGGTCTGCCAGTTATCGTTGGTTTTGATATGACTCCGGCCGCTGCAAGTCGCATCATGTCATTACAGCCATTCGGTGGGACAGGTAACGAAGTAAGTATTACTAGCCAAGTAACCGCTGTACAAGTTACAGGTAACGTTGAAGTATTAGCGGGACTTGATCACGGCGTCGCTGCTTTAAACTACAAATGGTCTGCTGGTGGTGGTGATGCTGTTGCGTTAAACGTAGCTGGTTACAGATACTCATTGTCTTAATAGTAGTTTGAGGAGGTCGCTATGCCCTATCTTACAAGGAAGCTGATAACACGAGCCTATTGGCTATCACAGATTGTTTCTCGTGGGCTAGAAACAGTCACGGGCGACCAAATGTCAGAGGGGCTAGACCTCCTTAACCTGCTTTTAGATGTAAAAGGAAGTGATACGCGTTTAATCCCCTATTTTACGCGCTATCAATTCCCCCTTGTCGCAGGACAAGAAGAATACTTTATAGAAAATTTATTCGATATTCAGACGCTAACATTCAATTACGGAAATGTTAGATACGGGATGACCTCACAGACGCGAGCCAAGTACTTTGGTAATAGTAGGGTAAATAATATTACCTCATTGCCGTTTACTTATAGGGCAGAAAGAGAGCTTCACGGGATGCGTATATGGGTATATTTCCTGCCAAATGACGACTACACCGTGGATTTAACCGGCAAGTTCGCTCTGGCTAATGTCACTCTGGACGAAGATTTAACACTTACTTATGACACTTATTACCTAGAATATTTGCGTTATGCCTTGGCTCAATACCTATGCTCAGAATACGCAATAGACATGCAGCCTGAATCTTTGGCTAAGTTCGAAGAAATACGCAAGAAGCTGATGGATGTCAGCCCGCCTGACATGTCCGGGCGAAAAATAAACTTCTCTGGTGGTAATAACGCAATCAATTGGGGGCTAATCAATCTTTCGAACGGCTATCTTCCCCCTGGCGGCGGGGGCTACTAATGCCAAGACAGCAAGTTCCACTTAAAATTGTTGGCGGCAATAACTTTGGGCGCTACGAAAAGATAAGTGTTGAACAAACATTTAATATGATTATCAGCCAAGGCGCATTAGTTGATTATGCGGGCTATGCAAGAAGGCAGCTAATATCATCGGCAGGGACTGGCCGCGGAGCTTATGCTAGCGTTAGAGCTAACAATATATTTTCGGTTATCGGAGCGGATTTATATCGACTAGACGAAGACCTCAATGTCTTTTATGTAGGTCCATTGGCCACATCAACGGGTAAAGTATATTTCTCTGAGAATAACAACGCGCAGATATCAATATCGGATTCCGTGCAGCTGTATGTTTACAACTACCTAACTGATTTATTTACAGTGCCAGCAGTGGGGTTTTCCCCAGGGTTTTTGTCGTTTCAGAACGGACGAACCGTAACCACTAATACGTCAACATATCCATTTACCGAATGGCGATTGAGTCAATTTAATGACGCCTTGACGTGGCCAACGATTAATATCGGTTCACTACAAAGCAAGCCAGATAGGGCGCAAGCAGCACTTCCGATACCAGGAAAGGGAAATATGTTGTTCTTGATGGGGAAGAACGTTACCGAGCAATGGACTGATATTGGCGCAGCATTATTCCCTTATCAGCGCTCCTCAAGTTTTAGTATCGATTTTGGGTGCATTAACCCCGCAACGATTGCCATTCTTGAAGAGGTAATATGCTGGGTTGGCATTAACGAAAGTTCAGGCCCTGTAATATTTTACAGCTCAGGTGGTGAATTAAAACAAATATCTACAGAGGGTATTTCTTTTAAATTATCACAATTAAATTACCCTGAAACGTGCAGCGGATTTTTATTTAAGCAAGACGGCCATTTGATTTATCAAATTACTTGGCCCTTGGACAACCTTAGTTATATTTATGATTTTAGCACGCAACAATTTTTCACAGTTACTGACTCGGATTTGGATTATCATATTGCTCAGTCAGTAGTTTATTTCAACAACAAATACTACTTTGTTTCTTATAAAGACGGGTATTTGTACGAGTTTGGCACGCAATACAGCATGTTAGACGGCCTTGAAATGCCTAGAATACGAATTACTGAGCCAATGCGCTTGCCTAATCAACAATATTTTATTGTTAATAACGCCGCATTTACCGTAGAAAATGGTCAGCCGAACCCTGCGGAAAATGTCCCTGAATATACTTCTGGCGTTGAGCTGCTTGCTGAAGACGGTGATATGATAACCACCGAAGATGGGGCTGATTTATTAGCTAGCGGGCATGAGCTGGTTGAAACAATTACTTTGTATAATATGGCGATTGATTTGTCGGTGTCAAAAGACGGTGGTGTGAATTTTGGCTCGTCTTTGCGTTATAACATGAATCCAACAGGGACAAGGCGAAGTCGGGCTATTTGGTGGAATTTAGGCATAGCCAACGATATTACATACAAAATTCAATTTAATGGCAATGCGCGCTATGTGGCATTTGACGGGGTTGTGGAAACGCTATGAATGTACCAAACTTAATTATAGGGCCGATGATTAACAAAGATGGCTTTCTAACCGATGAGGGATTGTTGTTCTTTCAGAACCTAGTCAGCGGATTGCAGTCCAATATCGGTCAAGAGGGTTATGTAATACCAACCCAGTCGGCGGCAAACATTATAGTTATACAGAACAAAACAGATGTTAATGGTAATTATACGTGTCAATTAGGCACATTGATAAGAGAATCTGGGACGCCTGGCCGCTTGCTTGTGGCAATGGATGCAGGCAGTGGAGTTCCGCAGTTTAGAGAGATACCATTTATTTAAGGGGTTCATTATGGACTGGAATAACATGTTTGAAATGGGCGGCATAGGCGGCGGACTGGGCAGCATGCTTGGGGGAATCTTTGGCCTTGCTGGCGGAAACAAAAATAATCCTGCTGATGCGGCAATGCCTTATCTTAATCGCATATCGCAAGAATCTGGCAAATACTATGACCCCTATATGCAATCAGCCAATCAAATGAATCCCGGCATGAATGAGCTTTATCAAAATTTGATGAATGACCCTAGCGGCTTTCTATCTAAGATAGGTGAAGGCTATCAACAGTCACCCGGTTATCAATTTAACTATGATGAAGCCATGCGTGGTGCTGGCAATGCGGAAGCCGCCGGCGGTATGTTGGGCAGTCCAGAGCACGAGCAAAGAAGCGCTGAAGTTGCTAGCGGACTTGCGTCCAAAGATTACCAAGACTATCTTAAGAATGCCCTGGGAATATTGGGCATGGGCGTTCAGGGTGGTGAAAACACTATGAATCGCGGCTTTAATGCAGCACAAGGCATGTCTGGTGTTAATCAGCAAGTGCTAAGCGACCAGGCTGGCTATGCGTATGCTGGTCAAGATGCAAAGGGTCAAGCAGATGCCGGTAACTGGGCTAATATATTCAAGGGCGCAGGTCAAATGCTGCCCTGGTTGTTTATGTAATAAGGAATATCTATTATGGCCGGACCTCCTTTTAGACTAACGCCGGAAAGTATGGGCGTCACCGATTTAACTGGCGCTTATCAAGACGCTTTTGCAAAAGGCTTGCAGGGGTACTTGCAGTCAAAATATCAGCCTAGAATACTTGAAAACCAAGCAAAGAAAGGCGAGATTACGAATGAATACTTGCCGCGCGAAAAAGAATCTAATCTTGCACATCAAGGCGCACAAACCCAAGGTTTGAATTTAAGCAACCAATGGGCTCCCCGCATGAATCAATCTACCTTGGATAATGCGGCGCTTAATAGAAGACGCGTAGAGATGCAAGTTGACCCTGCGAAAAAGATGCAATATTACGCCAATTTGTACCAACAAATGATGAGCTCTCCTTTTATGCAAGAATCCGGCGGTGGTGGCGGAGGTGGTGCGGATGATGGTGGCCAAATGCAAGCCCAACAAACAGGACAGAACCCGTTTCTAAGTGCTTTGATGGCCGGTGGAAATCCTCAGATGGGTGCGGATGAGAGCGCACAACCAAGCAACGGCGGAGCAGCCGGTGGCATGGGATTTGGCGGTCAAGGCGGTCAAAATGCATTCCAACAACAAATTCGCAATCAAATGATGAAAGCCATGGGGTTTGATCCAAATTATCAAACACCTCAACAGAAGCAGCAACAAGCATTGGATTTGTACCAACAAAAATTGAATCTTAAGAGCCAGCAAAACTTAGGCGATACAGCAACGGACAAAGTACTAAGCCAGAACCAAGAGGCCGTTCAAGGTATTGATGCTTCCATTCCAATCATTGATGATATTCTTGAAGACAAAGACCTGCCTGGAATAACTAATTTTAGTCCGTCAAAGAAAGCGGCTTACAACGCTAAAACCGGGGCAATTATTGATAAGTTAATAGCTGCACAAGGATTGCCCAAAGTCCAAGCGAGTATCGATTTAGTGGCGGAACAAATAAGGCGTCAACGATGGGAAAGCGTAGATGACTATAAGAATCGCTTGCGCACTATGCGTAATGATTTGCTAGCAAGACGCAAGATGGCTACTGATACGTTGCAGACTAGAAAAATAGCGACTCAGCTTCCAGGGTATGCCAATGAAGGCAATAAGTCAGGTGTATCCGCTGGTGAAGACTTTTCAAATATGTCTGACGATGAGCTGCGTAAAATTGCAGGGGGTGGCTAATGGCTATTACCCAGGCGCAAGCTAGAGCAGAATTGGCACGAAGAGAATTAGCGCGAAGAGAGCAAAGACCAGGCTATTCAAGCGGCAATAATGATTTAGTTGGCGATTCGATTAGACAAAGTTATCCGCGCGACACGCCGCAGCAAGAAGAAGCGCCAGAATCCTGGGGGCAACAAGCGTATCGTTTAGCTATACGCGACCCCATGATAGGCGTTGCCAATCTAGGTCGCGGATTGGCCAATACTCCACATAAAGTTGCTGACTTATTTGGTTATGGCGATAGAGTTGCAGAATTAGCACCAAGTGATTTTAATTATGCTGAGGCACTTGGCCAAAAGGGCGAAGGCACAATGGCGGACAAGATAATTCAATTTGCGCCTGAACTTGCGGCTGCTTTTGCGTTGCCTGGGGCCAATATAGGCCGAGCAGGTAAAGCTTTAGAATCAATTCCAAAGATAGGTGGGTTCGCCAGTAAAGCATTATCTGAGGCGATACCGCAAGCGGGATTAGCATTCACCCAGGCCGAAGAAAGTCCTGTTGAAGCCGCGGGCAAAGCTGGGGGCATGATGGTTCCGTTTACGGCGCTCTCTCAATTAGCAAAATCTTCTGTTCCTGGCTTGAAATACGCAGCGCCTGGACTAGGAACTGTTCTTGGCGGTTACTTTGGCGGTCAAGCGGCACATCAATTAGGTGGTTCGTTACCTATAGATACTATAGGCGCTTTGTTGGGCGGGGCTTTGGGTGCTCGCGGATTTACTTCTAAAAATGCTCCAACTAAAAAGCTATTAGAAGATGTTGATATGAATATAGCAAAACCAAGATTAGAGGCGGCTGAAAGACTTGATCTAAATTACCTGACGCCAGCCGAAGCAGGATTAAGCCCGCACGCAGCGGCCGCGCAAGGCGCAGCATCCAAGACAGAAGGTGGCGGTCGATTAATGCTTGAAAGGGGTGAAGGCAGACTTCGATCAGAAGAAAAATCGATAGATAAACTTCTAGATACTATATACAAAGAAGAAGAGCACACGCCGGAAGTAAGAAAACTTTATGATGAGGCGTATCCACAAAGAATACCTCAAGATGTTATTTCTGGATTTAATGATAATAAGATTATAGAACGCGCCAGGAAAATAGTTGAGAGTAAGCCTGCATATCAAGAAAGCTTAAAAGACGTGCCCAAAGATTCGATTGCTTATTGGGACCATGTAAAACAAGCGATGGACGACATGGTTTCAACTCTTGAGAGAAG